CAAATTCAGCCATGCCTAAACTACAGCCCCAGAGAAGCAGTTCAGTCAGTTTTGGATCTAATAATAAATCCAAAAGTTAATTTTTTGTTTTTAGGAGAACGAAATGTCAAATAAAGATGCGTCTTTTGGTTTAAAGCCATTACGCTCTGGTAGTGGCTCAGACTTCGTAGGAATGCAAAATAAATACCGTATCGCAAGTAGCGCTACTACTCCGATTTTCCAAGGTGACTTGGTAGCTGCTCTAACAGCAGGAACAATCGGTCGTATAGCTGCTGGTGGTAGTGGTTTTGTTTTAGGTGTATTCAACGGATGCCGTTACACAGACCCAACAACGAAAAAGGAAACTTTTTCAAATTCATATCCAGGTTCAATTGCAGCTTCTGATATCGAGTGTTTTGTTATCGATTCACCACATGCTGTTTTTGAAGTTCAAGCCGATGCAGCATTTCCTGTAGCCGACTTGTTTGGAAACTTCGACATTGTAGATCAAAGCCCAGTAGGAGATACTAATTCTGGTACTTCTCGTGTAGAGCTAGATGTTACAACTGGTGCAACAACTGCTACATTGCCATTGAAAGCAATCGATATTTCTCAAGACCCTGAGAATAGTGATGTTTCCTCTGCCAATACTAATGTTGTTGTTATGATCAACAATCACCTGTTCAGTGCTGGCACTGCTGGCTTGGCATAAGGAGACTGATTAATGGCTATTTCAAGAGCGCAACTCGTAAAAGAGTTGGAACCAGGTCTTAATGCCCTTTTTGGTATGGAGTATGATCGTTACGACAATGAACATGCGGAAATCTTCGACACTGAATCTTCAGACCGTGCGTTTGAAGAAGAGGTAATGCTCGTTGGTTTTGGAAATGCCCAAACAAAGGCAGAAGGTGCTGGAGTAAACTTTGATAATGCTTCCGAAGCTTACACTGCAAGGTATACGCATGAGACAGTAACTCTTGCATTTGCTTTGACAGAAGAGGCTATGGAAGATAATCTGTATGATCGTCTAGGCGCACGTTACACACGGGCTCTAGCGCGTTCAATGGCTCATACAAAGCAAGTTAAAGCTGCATCTGTTCTTAACAGTGCCTTTGACGCAAACTTTGCAGGCGGTGATGGTAAGGAGCTTTGTGCAACAGACCACCCACTAGCAGGCGGAGGAACTTTCCGTAATGAGCCTTCAGTTGCGGCAGATTTAAATGAGACTTCATTAGAAAATGCGTTAATTGATATTTCTACATTTGTTGATGAAAGAAATATGATTATCGCTCTTCGTGGTATGAAGCTTATTGTTCCACCACAACTTCAGTTTGTAGCTGATCGTTTGCTTGAATCCACACTTCGTACTGGTTCAGCAGACAATGATGTTAACGCTATCAAAAATATGGGTATGCTTCCAGAGGGTTATACAATTAACCACTTCTTGACAGACCCTGATGCGTTTTTCCTCAAAACTGATACTCCAAATGGATTTAAACATTTTGAGCGTATTCCAATGTCAACAGGCATGGAAGCTGATTTTGATTCAGGTAACATGCGCTTTAAAGCTCGTGAGCGTTACAGCTTTGGATACTCAGATCCTCGTGCAGTGTTTGGTTCACCAGGCGCATAAGGATAAAAAACTTTCTTCTTTAAAGGGCGGCTTCACAGTCGCCTTTTTTTGTTGTATAGTTAGTAAACCCTTGACTGCAATTAAGCAGACATTAGCCAAGACAAGGAGATTTAAATGGCTACGACAACTTTTAACGGTCCAGTCCGTTCCGAAAACGGATTTCAAATGGTTTCAAAGAATGCCACAACAGGTACAATAACTGTTACCAGTGGTAGCAAAATGGCAAATGAGGCTGTAGGCGGTGCTGGTATTGAAGGAACCGCTTCAGTTTATGTCACTCAAGTTAATCGTCTTAAAAGTGATGTTACAACAAATGTTAATATCGTAAAAACTACTATTATGATTGACCTTACAGGTCTTAAAGATGGTGGTACTGCTGGTGATATTATTGGTAAGGATGGCGCAGGCGTTGCTTACATTGCCAAAGTCACTACAGCAGATCAAGGTTCAGTATTTGGTGTAACTATGCAGTGTCTAGAAGCCCCTGCTGGTGGATCAGCAGATATTGACTTATTTTCAGCTACCGAAGGTACTGGAGTTAATGACACAGGAATAGGTGCTTTAACAGAAACCTCTATTATTAATGGGGGAACACAAGCAGCAGGAACTCTTACTGCTGGTGGTGATATTGCAGCAGATCAGTTTTTGTATCTTGTAAGTCAAGGCACAGGTGATGCAACATATACTGCTGGTCGTTTTTTGATTGAAATCACTGGTTTTGATGTAGCAAGCTAATAGGAGGTACTAATGGCTGGTCCAGTAAAAGCCTTTAATTTTGACCAAGGTGCAACCCCAGCGATTGTTGGGCCTGCTCGTTCTCGTATACGTCAGGTTGTTATGTTTGGCGCTGCCGCTGGTGCGTTTACTATAAAAGATGGTAGTGCTACGGGAGATGTTTTGCTTCAACAAAGTTTTGCTGCAGGAAATCATGTTTTAAACATTCCTGATGATGGAATTATTGCTTTTAGTGGTTGTTTTGTCGCGGCTTTGACAGGATCTGGTAACAAACTTACAATTTTCTTGTCATAGGTAGTTTTATGGCTCGTACAAGAGACAAACAACCGCCAAAAACAAAAAAGTATTTCCGTTCCACAAAAAGTGGGGCGGGAATGACTAAAGCTGGTGTTGCTAAATACAGGAAAGATAATCCTGGTTCTAAATTGAAAACAGCAGTAACAGGCAAAGTTAAAAAAGGTAGCAAAGACGCTAAAAGACGCAAATCTTTCTGCGCTCGTTCTGCTGGTCAAATGAAAAAATTTCCTAAAGCGGCTAAAGATCCAAACAGTCGTTTAAGGCAAGCAAGGAAAAGATGGAAATGTTAAACGGAATTTCTATTGCATTTGTTACTGTCACATTAACCTCTGTTATAGGTTTGCTTGCATGGATTGCAACATCTGTAGTAGATTTAAAAACAGATACGGCTGTTATAGCTGTTAAAGTAAATGAAAATCATAAAATGATAACAACTCTTTGGAAAGATTATATAGACAGGAGTTCAAATGGCAATCTCGCGTGGCTCAATGAGGCAACAGATATCGAATCCTCCTCAAAAGAAAAAGTTTATTAAGAAAAAAAAGAAGAAAAAAAATGGCTAAAGATGCATGTTATAGAAAAGTAAAGGCTAGATACAAAGTCTTCCCTTCTGCTTATGCATCAGGTGCTATTGCCAAGTGCAGAAAAGTTGGCGCTTCAAATTGGGGCAATAAGTCTAAAGCTAAGAAAATGAAAGATGGTGGGCCTGCTTTGCCTGCAAAAAGACCTTCTAAAAACTCTAATGTAGCTCGTGGCTGTGGTCTTGTAATGGAAGACAGGCGCAAGGTTACAAAGTTTACATGAGCAAAGAATGGCAGTACGAAAAACAAAAAAAGGCTTGGCTCTTAAAAGATGGTTCAAAGAAGATTGGAAAGATGTACGCACGGGGAAAGCGTGTGGGCGTGGCAAAAGTGAAAAACGGGGTACTCCATATTGTCGCCCCTCCAAGCGGGTTAGCTCTAAAACACCAAAAACAGCAAGTGAACTTAGTGTATCCGAAAAAAGAAGCAGAATAGCGCAGAAAAAGAAACTTGGACAACCAGCGGGTAAACCAAGAAGAGTGCAGGCTGTTAAAAGGAAAAAAAGGTCTTCTTAATGTTCCCTGATTTAGAAGAAAAAATTAAATCAGATTTAAGGAATTGGTCTAAACATGCTTTAGAAATTCCTAACGAACACTATAACAATTTACCTCCTTGCCCATACGCAAAAGCGGCTTGGATGAATGAAAAAATAGCTTTTGAATTTAACTATATAGACGGTGAAGATTTAATATATTCATGCATAAACAATTGGAAAGATGACAAAGAAGTATTGATATTAATTGACTTCTTCCCAATGGATTTAGATGAATTGGATATTTTTTTAGATGATTTAAATCAAGATATAAGTCAAGGAAAGTATAATACAAAAGATATGTATCTCATGGGCTTTCATCCAGAAGATGAGAGTAATGAGTTATTAGATGAAAGTCTTGATATGGAAGAAGATTCAAGTCCCCCTTATGCTATGATTTTTTTCCAAAGATTAAGTAAGTTGCAAGAAGCTTCAGATTCCCTTAGAATAAAAGGGTATTACAATATATGCGAAGACTATTATGATGCTGGATCTTTATACGAACGTAGAAAGTCTATTTATAGGAGATTAAAGAATGGTAATGAAAAAAGCTAAAAAAATGATGCGTGGGGGTAATGTATCTCCTAGAAAAGCTATGGCTATGGGAATGATGGATGGCGGTAAAGTAAAGAAAGCCAAAAAAATGATGCGTGGCGGTAAAGTTAAAAAATAATGACTGTATCAGGTTCAACTAATTTTGAACTCGATGTATCTGATTACATCGAAGAAGCGTTTGAGCGTTGTGGTTTAGAGGTTCGTACTGGTTATGACTTAAAAACTGCTAAAAGATCGTTGAACCTTTTATTTGCTGATTGGGCTAATAGAGGTCTTAATCAATGGACTATTACTCAAAGAACACAAACTGTAACGCAAGGTGACGCAGATATTACTTTGGGTGCAGATGTTATTGATGTTTTGTCTATGGTTGTTCGTAGAGACAGCACAGATATTAGCATGGAGCGCGTTAGTAGGGATGAATATTTGTCTATACCTAACAAATCCACTCAAGCTAGACCCACTCAATTTTTTATAGACAGACAAATAACACCAGTTTTAAAAATATGGCCTGCTCCTGAAAATAACACAGATATTCTAGTTTATGACGCTTTAACAAGAATTGATGACGCTGATACATTTACAAATACTGTTGAAGTGCCTTTTAGATTTTATCCCTGTCTTGCTGCTGGTCTTGCGTATTATTTAGCAATTAAAAAATCCCCAGATAGAATACAACTTCTAAAAGCTATTTATGATGAAGAGTTTGAAAGAGCAATGACAGAAGACAGAGATAGAGCTTCATTTAACGTGTCTCCTAATCTTAGGTACTACAAGGTTTCTTAATGAGTAATTTTGCATCTGGTAAATATGCTTATGGGATTTCAGATCGCTCTGGGTTTAGATATCGATTAAAGGATATGAGGAAAGAATGGAACGGCTCTTTAGTTGGGTTTGATGAATTTGAACCAAAACATCCACAGCTTGAGCCATTAAGATACAGAACAGACCCAGAAGCTTTAAAAAATCCTAGACCAGATACAAATGATGACAACGATTCTTTTGTTGTTTATACAAATACAGGTCTGGGAATAATAGGCACTGAGCTAGAAACTTTTAAATTAACTGGTTCTGTAGGAACAGTTACAGTGAGTACGACATGAGCTTTACATTTACAACTTTAAAACAGGCTATTCAAGATTGGACAGAAAATGACGAAACAACTTTCGTTAGTAATCTTAATATCTTTATTAAAAACACAGAAGAACGTATTTTAAAACTTGTTGATTTAGATTTTTTTAGAAAGAACGTGTCTGGTTCAACTTCAAGTAGTAATCGTTTTTTAGCTACACCTACTGATTATCTAGCATCTTTTTCATTATCTGTTACAAATGGCAGTAATAAAGAGTTTTTACTGTTGAAGGATGTTAATTTTATACAAGAGTTTAATCCTAACTCTTCAACTACTGGAACACCAAGATATTACGCTCCTTTTGATGTAAACAATTTTATATTGGCTCCAACTCCAGATGCAAACTATGCTTCTGAGTTACATTATTATTATAGACCTCAATCAATTACTGCTACCAGCGATGGAACTTCTTGGCTTGGCACGAATGCGCCAGATACATTGCTTTACGGATGTTTGGTTGAAGCATATACTTTTATGAAAGGTGAGGCTGACTTATTACAACTTTATCAAGCTAGGTTTAACGAAGCTATATCTCGTTTAAAGAACTACGGTGAGGGCGTAGAAAACAGTGACGCATACAGGGAGGGTCTTGTTCGCGTTCAAAAAACATAAGAGGGGCAATATGAAAAAATTAAAAGGTAAAAACATAGCGATTGTTGCATTAGGCAGATCGTTTTCAGAATACGTTTTATCAAGAATAAACTCTGTAAAATATGATGAAGTATGGGGCATTAATAGTATTGGTGCTATATTTCATGTAGACAAAACATTTATGATGGATCCTGCGAGTAGGTTCTTAGATGATGTAAAGGCTGGTT